GGGAGAGATTCAGCCTGAATGCTTTGCGGGGACGAACGACGATGCCAAGTTGGGCTTGCATCTCCTGAATCGCTGCTATCAGTTGCCCCAAATTTGCACGCGTGAACGTAATTGACCGGGTTCCATCGCCTTGCGTATAGGACATCGCCTCTGCATTCGACCCCATCGACACCTGAAGATAAATCTGCTGCGCTTCAGCGAGGGACGCACGCAACGCGGTTTGATCCATCCCCGCCAAAATGCTCGTGCTCGGATTAAAACGTGGCATATCGACCTCATGCCAGCCGACTGGCGAAAGATTTTTTTGCGGGCTTCTCCTGCTTCACGAAGGGTCCTTTCGGCTTCACAACGTCAAGCTGCTCGACAATCGGCGCCGGCGGGGGCAGTGTTTCTGCCTCGTCGGTTTCGACTGCTTCAACCCTTCTGTTTAATTTGAGGCCCATGTGCATGAGCCCGCACAGCGCGGCGTATCCGTACACGCGGATGTCGAGCGCTTCGTTCGCGCGGCCTGGCGGCAATTCCCAAACGCGGAACTTCTGCCCGTTCGCGATCTTGGTCACCGACCGCTCGGCGATCAACTGCGCGAAGTAGTTGATGTCCCGGTCGCTGGGGAAGTGCATGTACCCGGCTGGGTAGGTCACAACGCCTTCGTCTTCGTCGGCCTCGCGGCGCAAGCGATCGCGAATCACGTCTTTCGCCGAGTTGACGCCGACGATGATCGGGCGGAACGTCGCTTTCGTGCGCGACGATGGGCGCTTCGTTGGCCACACGGGTGAGCGCGCGCCGCCGCGCGCCGACTCGCCTTTCACCGCCCAGATGCGCCGGCCGAGTCGTGCTTTCGCGAACTCGTAGACCTTCTGAGTATGGTGACCGCCCGAGTCGATACACGCCGCCGCGACTTCGAAGCCGCGGTCGTCCGCGCGCCGCCAAATACGCTTTAGGTATTCATCGACCCGCTTCCAAATATCGGTACCTTCCGGATCCCCTTCGAATACCGCGTGGTCGATCGACCAGCTTTCTTCGTTGCGCCCCCAGCCGATCGTTTCCAACTCTATGCGATCGTCCTGGACGTCGCCGCCCACGGTGATCACACCGATACCGTCCGGCACCTCGGCGCCCCAAACCTCCGTACGCGCCGCTAAACGTGATTCGCTCAGCGCGCGGTCGCCGCGATCCTCGTAAGGCTCGCCGAGCACCAGGTTAATAAACGTCTGCCGCGCGAGCGGGTCATCCTTCACCCGAAGCCATTCGGCAACAAGGTTCGACCAGGCCGCATTCGGGAACAGGCTGTAACCGGCCCAAATATGAAAGCCAGCATGCCCCTTGAACGGCTTTGAGGCGCGCCACTCGCCGCGACCGACCATATCCGGCTTATCGACGTCGCGGATGATGCAGCCGTTGTGCTTGCAGACATAGAACACGCTGTCGGGAATCCCCTCGCCGTGCTCGTCTTTGTCCCACTTCATGCCGTAGGGGGTATCGGGACCACCCCATTCGAGCACCTGAAACTCGCCGCAGTGCGGGCACGGCACATGGAAGCGTCGCTGATCGCTCTCAAGCCACCGCTTTTCGATTCGGCTGTAGCCTTTTACCGTCGGCGTGCTGCCGCCGATAATCTTGCGATTCCAGAAGGTCTCGCTGCGCTTCGTGCCGAGGGCGATCTGATCGCCTTCGTTGCCAGCGCCGTCGACCGGATAACCGTCGATTTCGTCGAAAAGGACGACGCGCGCAGTGATACGGCGGAAGCCGCCCGGCGAGTTTGCGCCGATCAGCGCGACGCTCGAGCCGTTCAGCAGCGTCTTCTTGAGAATTGTCTGGTTGCTGTCTTTCGACTTCGGATCGCCCGCGATCGCGGCGAGTACCGGCGTGTCGCGCAACATGGGCGCGAGCTCCGACTTACTGTAATCCTCGGCATCCTCGACGCGAGGTTGCACGACCATGATCGGCGACGGATCCTGATGCAGGTAGTACCCGATCACGTGATCCAGCATCTTCGTGTAGCCGACGCGCGCCGACTTCATGACGGTGATCTGCGTCACGGTCGCATCGGTCACCGCGTCCATCATCCCCGTCTGGTACGGGAACGCGCGGAACCGACCGGTCTGGGCGCTGGTTTCGCGCGAGAGCACGGCATACTTCGCCGCCCACTGGCTCAACGTCAAGCGCGGTGGCGGCTGGATGTTCGCGCGGCGTGCCGCAGCGATACTGCTTTGGAGGTGATCGAGGCCCCGTCCGTAGCGCCGCCCGTTAGGTTGGGCTAGGTGCTCCGTCACGGGTCAATTCCTCCAAAGCATCGGTGATGACTTCCTGCAGCATGTCCTGCAGCTCGGCCGGCGTTTTTGCCCGGTGCAGCCGCGGCGCCTGCTCGGCAGGTATCGACAGCAGCTTGGTCCGAACCTTCGCGTAATCTGCGCCGACGCGGCGCGCGACCTCCGCGACGTCGACCACCAGGCCGGAGTCACGGTCGTATTCGAGTTGGGCCTTCAGGCCCAGATAGTTTTCTTTGAAGCAGCGCGCTTCGTCGAAGTCGAGCAGCTGAACGCTACCCGTGAGAATGCGACCGGCGAGTTCGTCGGCGCTCTCGTCGGCTCCGAGCGAGACCGTCGCGCCGACTTCGGCGACTGTCGTGCGCTTGTTACCTTTCGGCTTCGAGGTAACAGGCTGGGTAACAGCTGGCGTGCCATCGCGCCGGTAACGTTTCAGCAGTTTGTTCGACTCATCTGCGTTGAGGTCATCGCCGTCAAACACAAGCCAGCCGCGCTCCTTCCACTTCGTGACGGTCTTTCGACTGACGCCGTGGAGAACTGCGAACTCGCTCTGATTCATGGTCGCTTGCGTGTTACCTGTTACCCAAATTTCAAAACTTTTTAGCTACGGAAAGATCGCGCGCGCGCAGGCCCCGTGCGTCCGAAAGGGCGCCGGAGGACCCTGAAGCCCTATCCCTGTGACGGTACCGGCACGCCGGTCCACAGAAGACATTCCCTTTTCGACGCGCCGTGAAGGTCTTTGAGCATTCGCGACATGAAGGAAAATAAACCGCGTGCTTTTGCAGCGGGCGATCGCGTTCGCGAATGCAATCATCACAAGACATTGCAGTGTTTTGATGCGACACAATCACTGTACGAGTGAAGGTTGCTTCGCATCGCTTGCAACATGCAGTGCGCGTCAGCGTCTGGTAGTTCAAAGCGTTCACGCGACGAGTTACACGACTGAGGTTCGCTCGCCGATTATCGACAGTGTTGTGATTGCAGTGATCAACTTCAAGCGGATCGGTTTGATCCATTCCCATGACAACACGGTGCATTCGGATCGTCGCATTCTTCCCGCTAACAACTGCATTGCGTACGGCATAAATGCCTGAACCGCTGCCATTTGGCTTCGCCTTCCAACGCCACTTCGACAGATCCTCTAGCATGTCATCGTCGACAAGGGCGTACTCGTACTGACCGACAGCATATTTGCCAGTCAACTTGATACGCGCCATGGTGTTTTATCGTCGAGCGGTTGCGAGCGCCTGAGCCATTGCTTTGGCGAACTCTGCTTTGAACGTTGCGGACGCAACTGCTTGCGCCCGAATCCTGAAATCAAGGTGCTGCTTGACAGGTCTTGCATCGCCGAAACGAATCAGCAACTTCAAGTGCCCGGTCTTATTGACGCCGCGCAATGCCACGCCGCGCTTGCCGCTGCGTTTTACTACTTGAACGGCGGCTGGGCGCTGCCAAACCCCGCCGATGCTCTCGCCGGATTTGGTTTTGATGGTTCCAATGAATATGTCCGTGCGACCCTTCAGACGGTCTAGCGTTGATCTGCTGAAGTTGCCGTACTGATTGAGAAGCGCGAAATCCTTCGGCTCCAGCCAGGTCTTCCCAGACCCGATGAGCTTGTGATTGCCGCCGAATTCATAGGGCATCAGGTATGAAGCGGCTATGTCCTTGACGAAAACAAGCGCTTCGAGGCGGTTCTTCAGAGCCGCCTTGACGCCGATCGAATTCACCGTGAACGGCGTGGGTCGATCGAACACCTTCGGCATCGCGGCTTTCTCAGCTTCCTGCACTCGCTTGGCTAATGCAGTAAGCGCGTTTGCCGTTGCAAATGGAAGCTGCTTCTTCTCGAGATCGTTGAGCGCGCGCGTCAGCGATCGGAGATCCGCAGAAACGCTGATCCCGATCGGAGATGCCATTACTCGCCCTTTTTCGGAATGTCCGGATGGTTCTTTAAATCGGCGAAAAGCTGAATCAGGCGGTGAAACTCGAAGACAGCCGTGTTGCCGATGACGTGCACCAGCTGCTCAGCTTCTTCGATGATCGCGTGAACGCCAACTTGCTCCGGCTCTTCCTGCGTCACCGAGCCCGAGATTGACTCGGGCGGATTGAATGTCGCATCGCTCATTGCAGACTCCTGAAACGACGAAACGCCGCGCGAAGCGGCGTATCTGTTATTCCTGCGTCGCAGTGGCGCTCAGCGTTGCCAGCGGCGTGAACGTGACTTCAACCGGCGGGACTTCGACTGCATCCACAAATGACGTGGTGACAGCGTCGCCGAGCAGCGCGCCATCGGTGTCGAGCAGCTGAGCCGATGCGTCGAACGTGCCATCGCCGATGCCCGTGAAGTCAGCTTGCAAGCCGTCTACGTCTTGCGTCTGAACCGTTACGCCGGTGGCGTCGGTGATGGTGAAACGGGTCTTGCCAGCGGCTTTGCCAGTCGGCGAGGTGATAGCCGCGCCAGCAAGCGCGACGAGCAGCGATACTTTGTAGGTCATTTCAGGCTCCTAAGCCAATACAAAAGGAAACGCCCCGGGGATTGGCCGAGGCGTTCAAAGCGTCGAAACGCTGAGGAGACAACATGAAAGCGGTAGGAGAGAAGCCGTTGCCGGCGGCGCTTGGCGGTTCCTGTGTGCTGCACGCTCGCAACTCGAAGAGGGCATTGCCAATTCGAAACAGGGTCGGTCACAGGCGGCTGTAAGTAATCGGTAAGCAGCCGGCGTTATTGACGTGACTGGCGTTCGTAAAGATCGGAGCGCAGTGGA